ATGCCCCTTAACGACACGAAACTTAAACGTATTGACGGAAAGCCCTATGATGGGCCTGTTGAAATTCCTGATGGTGGTGGATTGTCTGTCAGGATCAGCCCCAAAGGACTTATAACATTCCAGTATCGCTATCGCTTCAATGGAAAGCCTGTACGTCTAAAATTAGGCGTCTACGGAAGCATGTCCATTAAAGAAGCAAGAGATGCGGTGGAGGTTTGCAAGAAGTGGTTGAGTGAAGGCAAGAATCCAGCCGTCTACAGAAAGCTGGACAAGAAAAAGAAAACTGAATCTCCAGATATCGCCACTTTGGTTAATGAATGGCTAGATACACCATCCGCTAAGGATCTGGTCAAATACGAATACTGGAAGAGGATGCTTAAACTTCATGTCACCGATATGTATGGACAATTGATTGTCGACGACATGGACCCCACGCACTGGGAAAAGATTTTTCTCGCAATTACGAAATCCGGCTCTCCTGTACAGGCAGGAAACGTACTGGTGAAAATGAAACAAGTGATAAAGTATGCACTTCGTAGAAAACGGATTACGTCTAATTCGCTAATGCTTCTAGAACTGACTGATGTTGGTAAATTACCAGAAGACGGGGAGCGGTTTCTCAACGATGTTGAAATAGGGAAATTCTGGCTAGCTATCGATAAAACCAGAATGTCATGGCAGAACAAAATGCTAATGCGATTGCTTCTGTTAACTGGATGTCGTGGGGTTGAGTTAAGGCTTGCGAGGAAGGTGGATTTCGATCTTGATGGTAGGGTATGGGTTATCCCGAAAGAAAACTCAAAGACCAGAAAGCGGTTTGTGCGTGGCTTGTCTGAGCTATCTGTTGAGTGTCTGAAGCAGGTATTCGAGGTTTATCCAGGCAATTCTATAGTTTTTCCTCCAGCGACACTACAGGAGGACAGGCCGATGGCTGCGGGAACAATTATTTCACTGGCAGAACAGGTAGAAACAATGATGGATTGTCCACACTGGTCTGCACATGATCTTCGGCGTACCTGTAAAACTAAAATGGCTGAATTGGGCGTTGCGCCACATGTTTCTGAAAAAATACTTGGGCATAAACTTACCGGGATGCTGGCAGTCTACGACCAGTATGATTACATCCCGGAGCAGAAGGAGGCTGCAGATAAATGGGCTCAGAAGGTACTTGATTGCGCATCAGCAATCAGCCCCTTATCTTTGCAGAACTGAATGACCTCAACATAACGGAAAAGAGCCCCTCCTTTTGGTGGGTGAAGTTCTGTTACTTCCTTTGGGAATGGGGTGCCAGTTTGCTCCCACTGTTTACGTTTGCGGTAGAATGTGGTTCTGGAGATGCCACCCAGCATCTCCTGTACGCGCTCCCGGTTTATAAGAACCGGTTGAATATTGATTGGTTGCATATTCAACTATCTCCATAAAACAAAACCCGCCGTAGCGAGTTCCGATAAAAGAAATCCCCGCGAGTGCGAGGATTGTTATTGCTGCGGTGGTGCTGGCAGTGGCATCCAGTGGCTTACACCGATAATTTCCATACCCTCCCAATAGTCAAAGAACCCATCATCGTCGTATGTAGCAACGAACATCCCCTGACCCAGACATTTTCCGGTAAAAATTGCGATGGGTTTAGATTCATCATTATCCGGCATCCGCTCACTACAGCTTATCCAACCGCCCGGACTTACCGGCGCTGACTGCTCTTTAATATGCAGTCGTGGCTCGCCGTCTTTCGGTTCAGGCCACTGGCGCGCCATATTCACCTTCAGCTTTTCTTCCATCGCCGCGGTAATTTCACCGTCGCTGATACCCGCACGACGCTGCGCATCCCATAACAGGAATTGCATATCGGCCCACTCGCTCAGGTCGCCAGGTTCTGCGGCAGTTTCCAATGCTTCTTTTGAGAGATGTTTCAGCGGCCCTACTGGACCGACATCGCCGAACGTCTTATCTGACCATTCAGCATGTTCATGGCGAATACGTTCGCGTTCTGACGCTGGCTGGGCGGTTCTGAATCCCGCTTGAATCAATGCCATTGTTACTGCATGAATATCGGCCATCATTAGTTTATGGCCGAGAAGATTGCCGCCGAGTTTACGGACGATGATGTCCTTCATCATGTCGCGCTGCACTTGGTTGTACGCTACAGGCTCATCATTAAGCGCTGCCAGTGCGATACGCGCCAGCTCTAATTCCTCGTTAAGACCATCACGAATAGACGTAAATGCACTCTGCGTAATGGCAAATTCCAATTCTTTCACCTTACGGCGTGCGCGTTCGTGTAGCTGTTCTCTGGTAATAGTGGTCATTGATAGCCTCTACTTATATTTTGGGGTTCGGTCACACATAAGGAATCCGGTCACGTATGAGTAAGCACAATCCCACTTATCCCCCTCCCCGATATCAACTCCTTCACTTAATCCACGGTTATAGCCAGCACTCTCACCGATGCAAATGCCACCAAAACCAAAAACAAGAGCGATAACAATGATGTAAAGTTGTCTCATGCCTTCTCCTGCTGACTAATAACTTCGTGTTCTCTGCTGCTTTCCAACGTTGATGCAGCAAGACAGGCCTCTTTAAGCACCCAGTCAATAGCGTCTTTCCATGCACCAGTTTCGACAGGAGGGTTCTCACGCTTAACTTGCTCATAGAAGTGCACAGCTCTAATCAGTCCATCAGGTAGCAGTGACGCTGGCATGGTGTTATATGCAGACATGCACTGCGTAAACCCGGATTGGTCATCTGTCTGCCCATAGCTGAACCCGGCTTTCAGGCCGTCACGGAATGCGCCATCCTGCAACCTGTCGGCAGTTTCAAGCTTCGCCTCCAGTTCTTGAATACGCTGGCGGAACTGGATAACGTCATCGGTCTGGTTGCGCCATAACTCGCACACCAACTCAATTTCATCTATCGCATTCTCGAAGCTAAACCAGTTGCTCCATTCTGGCGCCTGGCCCATAACGGCTTTGTAGGCATCGTTCAGGGCAGATTCAGCACTATCACGCTCATTGATAAGCTGCGTCTCGCTGCGTTCGAGTTCTGCTATGCGCAGCCGTAACATATCTACCATTCCTGATGCGTTTTCGGCCCATGTAACCCATGTTGCTTTTTGGTCTGTCAGTTCTGCTATGCGCTTCTCTGCGGCTTCCAACTTCTTGTAGAGAGCATCCCAGCTTGTCGAGTTATCCATAACCAGCTTTGTAACTCGCTCTTCACGTGATTTGTAATGCTCCAGCTCATCCAGCAGCGCCAGCATTCGCTCAGCGATAGCCACTTCGTCAGGGAATTCTTTTTTCCATGCCTCATTCAGCAATTTGCAGCTGACAGGATTCATACTGAATCGCTCAACCATGAAGGATGCCAGTTCTTTTGTTTTTGCTGTTACTGCCTGTTTATCGATGTTGCTCATTGGGCTGGCCCTCGCATTTGTGATTTTCTGGATCATCGGCTTTGAAATAACCGCCGCAGATTTTGCAGGGTATCGTCGGCACTTCGTCGTAATTTGAGGTTCCCGTAATCATGACTGCACTCCTTTGCGAAGCTGGGCGGCGATACCTTCGAGAACGCCATCGGCGAATGAGCGATCAAAATCGCCTTCCGGCGCATCAGCCATAAATTCTGTGGAGGTCAGTATCATTCGTGCGATGTCCGCAGCGTTCTTTGCTGTGTCGTCGATAAATCCTGCATCCCATGCGGCCAGCATTCGGTTAGCAACAAAGTAAGCGCCTTCCTTGTGAGCCTGCGCCCGCACCTCAGCCAGAAACGCGTCGGTGGCTGGGGTCTCAGTGAAATCGTCCACCCACGTATCGCCAACGTCCTCGCACTCGCGACGACAATATTCGTTGAATTCGACCTCTGATTTTTTCAGAGCCGCATTCTCCGAAGCCAGCGCCGAAAACTTCTCGTGTGCCAACTTAACAACTGCATCAGCCTGCTTAAGTGACTCCATTGCTTTATCGTTATCCGCCGCCAACGCCGCGTATTTATCCTCAAGCTCCGCATAATCACTATGACGCACCATGTCAGTACAGAATGATTCTCCTGTTATTGGTGGTGATAACTGGTCACTGACAATCGTATATATTTTCACTTCTTTCATTTCTTCCCACTCCGCAACATTGCATTCAGATATTTGTTTTCATTCACCGATGGAAAACTCTTTCTCGCCAGCATTTCTTCGCGTGGAATATCGTTAATGGGCTTGAAGCGGTGTCGAATAATCATTGCCGATGGAAGGATTCCGGGGTCGTAGGACAAACCTCTCATGATGAATTCCTCAGTTATTGCTGGTAGCGCCGTAACGCGAACGGTAATTTTTAAGGCGCGGGTCTATTTCAATGAATTGGGTGTAAGTGGCTTTGCGGAATGGCCGGATGGATGTCTGGTAAATTCGCTCGCGTTCTTCTTTCTCTGCAAGCCATATACAGTGGCGAAATTCCTTTTCCTCTTTCGTTTCCTGCGGTAGTGACATTATCAGGTCGTAGTTTTTTCTGAATTTATCCAGCACCTCCGAGATGGAATTGCCGGAACAGCGGCGCGGGTCATTCGCACCATACATAGGCGCTGGCATGTTTTCACCTGGTGATTATTTAGCTAACTTTTTCCAGATTGCTGAAACGTATTTGGCTTGGTGAATGGCATCATCAAGCGCGTTGTGTCGAGTTCCTTCGAATGGCATATCTCGTTTAGGGTCGAACCCAATTGCCTTTCCAAGCTCGACGATGGTTCGGACGTCGCGGTCATTCCACCACTGCCAGGGCGCTTGGTGCCCGGCCAGAGCATAACTATTTCGTAGAATCACACAGTCAAATGATGCGCTATTTCCCCAAACCTGAACGAATTTAGGGTTGGCGTGCTTTGCGATAAAGTCTGATAACCATGAAAGAGCCGTTGAAAGCTCTTGAGTGTCATTGGTTAGCGATTTTCTGGCATCTTCTCCCTGTTCCATCCACCATAAAATGGTTGAAGCATCAGGACGCGCCCGGTATCGCATTGATGACTCGAGCGAGATATTAACCGAGAAGTCTTCTCCTGTTTCTTCAGTTTTCAGATTAAAGAATACTGCCCCAATCGAAATAACGGGCGCGTATGGCCCGTTGCCCATTGTTTCAAGGTCAACCATTAAATGATTCATGTAAGTCCTTAAATTGCGTGAATAGCGTGACGAGGGAAGGGGAGAGTTACTGGTGCAAATGGTATATCATCATCAAAATCCATAGGTGGCTCGTTATGTTGTGTTGGTGATGGTTGCTGCTGTGGTTTCTGTGACTGCCTGTCGGCTGCTTGTTGTTTGCTGTCGCCAGTGCCTCCAAGCATTTGCATCACACCATTAATTCCAACATTAATCTCAGTGGTGTAGCGGTCTTGCCCTGTCTGGTCTTGCCACTTTCTGGTTCTCAGCATTCCCTCGAAATAAACCTGATCACCTTTTTTCACATACTGCCCTACGACTTCAGCAAGTTTCCCGACTACGGCAACACGATGCCATTCAGTCTGCTCCTTTTGTTCGCCAGTCTGTTTATCTCGCCACTGCTCTGATGTAGCGACTGTCAGGTTAGCGAACGCCGTCCCTGATGGTGAATAACGAACCTCCGGGTCTTGTCCGACCCGGCCTAAGATGATCACCTTATTTACGCCTCTACTAGCCATTTATGCCGCCTGTTTTAGTTCGTTAACTCTGATGTTCATTACCTGAACGCATTTTGTCTGCGCATCATCGTGACCAGCCAATAATTGCCAGTCATGCTGATATCTCTCAATTAGCTTTTTCTTGTCAGTTTCTGTTGCTGCATAATCGCTGAAGTCTTTCAGGATTTGTTCGCAGTCAACCGATGGAGATTTCTGGTTGGTATTTTCTGGTGATGGTTGATTGCATGATGCTGGCATGGCCCAGTCCGGCAGCGATGGAGGGAGCCAGTAAAATCCTGTTCCATCCTTCAGTTTGGCCCTGAGCCATCCTTGTTTCTTATCACTGGATATCTGCGCAAAACCTTCCTCAAGGTTATACAGATACCGACCAATTCCCCACTGAACGGCAGCACGCTTCATTGCGCCGGAGCGACCACCTTTGACGGCTTCTACCTGTGTGTTTTCAGCAGCATCCCATTTGGTTACCCATTCAGAACCAATCTTGATTGATATGCCGCATTCAACGCCGCCGTTGTTGGGAATATCGCGGTATTCATTACGCCATCCCGCTTTGCCGCAAACATCGTCCAGGCGTTTCATGATTGCCCTGTTTGTGACATAAGCCAGCACCATAGCCCACACTTTGCCATCGCGTGTTTTACCGCTTTGCTGTATTCGCCATTCGATATCTTCAGGATTGAATGGGGCGTCGAATTTATTCAAATCCATAATTCACCTCAGAATGGTAATTCGGAAGGATTAGCCAGAAATTCACCTTTGTTTATTCGCTCGTTTTTGGCTAATGAAAGGCAATTTCGTTTCATCGATTTATTACCTGACTTGCGCCAGTACATTGCCTCTGTCAGGTGATACTGACGTTTTAACCTGCTCAACTCCGGTGTCCTTGCTAAGTCCACTGGTATCATTTCAACCTCCATTCGCGAAAGGCTTCTACAGCTTCGCGATACATTATTTTGTCACCAAGATAAACAGCAATTGCGAATTTAGACTGAATAGCCATAAGTGATTTATCCATTACACGGCACTCCTGGTTGATTCAGGATATCGACCAGACGTTTCCATCCGGCCCGTAATTTTCTGGTGATACGCTCTAAAAGTGATTCATTAAGGTGTGCGATACCCATGACGGCACCGCCCGCGATAGCAAATGTCATCGTGGGATTCTCCATTTTTATTTATTGGCATAGCGAAAACGCCTCGATATGAAGCGCTGTGGATATGCGATAAAAAAGCCGCCCTGACTGCGAGCGGCAAATAACATCAAGGGATGATTTTTCGATTAACCAGAACGAGTCGTCGTCCTCGCTTGGTTACGAGCGATATTGCTCACATAGCAGACTCGTAAATCTGCTATAGGTGCTTATTCGCTGCCAAAAATACGCTTACTCAGTAACTTCATACGCATATTCTTTACTTGTTAAATGATATTTTCTGCAAAATATCCTTCTGACCTCTATTGCATCATTAATGTTTTTGAAATACCCAAGATGCTTTTGCTTTCTATTGATCTGTCCAGTGACTCTCCACTTTTCTCTTTTAATATCCCAATTAACTCCAGGTGTTCCAGATTTATTATCTAACCTAATGGATTTGTTTAGATTGTTTTCAGCAACTGAAATATCTCTTAGATTAGAGAATCTATTGTCATCCCTGACTCTGTTTATGTGATCAATTACGCCATTAGGAAACCTACCAGTAACGAATAACCATGCCAGCCTGTTTGCTTGTAGTTTTTTTCCATCAATTGTTATCTCTCGATAACCGTGATGATTGACAGAACCAGCGACATCACCAGCCAATGCTGTTCCTTTAGATTTATTCCACCGGAAAACTCCTGTAGAAGGCTCATACTCAAGAATCTTCGATAAATCTGCTGAATTCATGTTGTTATTCCTTAAATTTTGGCAATAAAAAAGGCCGCATTGCGACCTGATTAGATATTTGAAGTGAGATAAAAGAAGACCGACTATGTAGCCTTTAGTTTTTCCAGTTCTCTTGCAATCATTGCCGTGGTTCTAATTGCCCATTTATCGACAATCTTTCCATCTTCTCTCACCAGAGCCATTTCCTCAGGCTTCACCATGCATTCAGCATCAAGCTTGCAGCCTTTGCATTTCACAAAGCGACTACACCATTGGTTGGTATCAATAGTCGTAGTCATATTGGTAGTCCTGGTATTGTTCCATCACATCCTGAGGATGCTCTTCGAACTCTTCAAATTCGTCTTCCATATCTCATCTCAATCGTAATAAGCCGGAATTGATTTTCCGCGCTGCTTCTGTACGGCGTGGATTTTATTTCCGAGCGGATTAGCATCGTGGTAGTAAATTCGGTTCTGCTTGCGCTCTACTTTCTCTTGCTTAACCTTGTTCCCGGCACGTGAAACTGCTTTTGTTACCCTGTCAACACGATGCGATTTAACCTCCTGAGAAGCATCAGGAGCATCGCAGCCAAAAATTGAATCGATGATATTGCAGATGGTGTCGCGCTCTATGGCTAGCTTTCTGCGCCGTTCATGACGGCGAGTTTTAGCATTGCCTGCAAACGTTGACTTCCCGTACACGATTACCGTCATGATTGATCCCTAAAGATATTTTATTGGTTGAAGTTAAAAGAAAGACGACGTAACAGGCGTGGTGCCCGGTAAAATGGTTTATCTAAAAACGAATATTTGTGAAACCAAACACGACCTCGCTCGTCTCCATTTCTGTTGCCTTCAGGACGACGCTTTAAGGTGAAATGAATAATTGTTTTTGTAGTGGTTTTTGGCTTACGCATCTGTTTACCCTCATGTGAAATGGCTTTGGTACTGGCGCAGGAACCTGTCTCAATTTCCTGATTTCAAGTGGCTTCTCAGTCCGGCCCGATCGGTACAGCTAGGCCTAAGCTCCACCACACGCCAGTCCAAACCCATCTCGTTTGGTATCTTGTCGCGCTTTGTCAGCGCATCATCGAAGTTAAAGAGCGTTGCCTTTCCGTTTGGCTAACAGCGTCCTGCTGATGGCTAAACAATAGCATTGAGTATTATTCATATCAATACGTTTTGCTATTAATTAATGGTTTTTGTTATTATGTTGTTGATAGCAAAATGAATTTATTTTTATAAATCCTCTATGCCATACTGTTCTGAACAAAAAACGAGCGAGGAATCTGTGTGAAAAACGAGGAACTGGCGCAGTTGCGCTATCAGGAAATGTGCAGGATTGTCGGTGATGTCGTTTTTGCTATGGTTGCTGAGGGTCATGAGACTAAGCGAGTGGCTATAGCTGACGTGATACGAACTGAGTTAGCGAAGGGGCTGGATAAGTGGGAAGGTGACCAGTTGCAGTGCATGAAACTTGCCGTGAAGCTACTGAAAGAGTAGGGCAAAGAAAACCCGGCGCAATGGCCGGGCGTTGATCAATTCTTCTTGTTAGGTAACTCAGGTCTTTGTAGGTTTTCCAAAACCTCAATGGCTTTGGCGTTTTCTATGACTTTTTGTTGGACCTTATCAGCAAGATAATCCTTAAAACCTTTTGGGACATAGTCTTCCCTAAGCCATCTGCGAAATTCACCTAAAGCTTCTTCGGGATATATATTCGCTGGCACTTTCCCGGCTTTACTCTGCGGAAACCAGTCCGGATAGACATGAGGATGTTTCTGTATTTCCCCGTATTTTTCGCTCAGATTATTGCGCTTCCAGTGGTTTGCCCATCGAGTTCCAACGCTAATATCGGGAACAGTTTTAGGGCCCAATTCAAATCCAGCATTAATCAAAGGCACAGTGATATCCACCATCTCTCGGAATACACTGAAGAACCCGGCTGGGATTTTATCATTAAGGATAATGCGCTCTTGGAAGCACTTCCAGGCGCCGCTTACTGGATTTCTTGGATCGATACCAACACTTCTAAAAATAAACTCACGAAGTGTTTGCCTTGCTAAAAGACGATAGTTTCTAAGAGCTGTGGCGTTGTTTGCTTGGCTTGCATCAAACGCATAATACTCAAGAATTGCCATGCAAACATAATCAGGGTATGGATAATGGTCCCGCTTAGTTTCTGAAGATGGTATGTAAAGTGAGTCAACATCTATACCCTGATCAAGGAGAACAGTGTCGATTTTTTTTCCACGAGGTTTAAGGCGTTCGCTAGCCCAATCAGAAGAAATATCCTGAATTACACTATGATGCACGCCACACATTTCAGCCAGTCCTCGGCCGGTAAGATATGGCGTTCCATCGTTAAGAACTCCCATTGCCACGCCTTCAACTTCAACCTCTTTTACAGGAAATAACTGGAGGTTTCCTTGGCGGGGTGATATGGGTCTTATCTGATTAACCATTTGATTTTCCTTGTTAAATTGTGGCGGGCAAGCGCTAATGATTTCGTCTTTCTACATCACCAGAATGTCTCATCAGGCCATTAGCTGGCTAACCGTGCTTCCTATAGGTCTGCGGCATGCTTCCAATCACCTTTCCAAAGACAAAAACCCTATTCATTTCATCTCTTTCAATTGGGTCCCAAGCTGAATAACTCTTATTATCAGATATGACCAATAGTTTATCTTTCATCTTCTGGAGCCGCTTAACATGTGCGGTATCGTCATAGAGGAAGGCGTATATCCCATCCCCATCGAAGTTTTTGATGCTTACGTCTACAAACAACAAATCTCCTGGTTCAATAGTTCCTGACATGCTATCCCCACGCACATTTATGATGCGGATATTTTCAGCCTTTCTACCATCAAACATGTGTCTGGCATCGTCCTGCGAATACTCAACCGAGCGGAGTATTTCCACGAATTCTCGATTGATAACGCCAGGACCCGCGCTAACTTCAAGATCTAGGATATCGATTTTAAATGTGTTTGATGATGGAGATGCGTTTATCGGAGTAGTTCCATCTTTTTTCATAGGACCAATTCCGGTAGACAACCATTCCGAACTAACACCTAACGCGTTTGCTATTTCAACAATCTTTGTTGACCCACGAGCGTTTCCACTTGTCAAACGCCAGATCGTTGGCTGAGCAACGCCTGACGCTTTAGCAAGAGCACCTTGAGACATACCAGCTAGTTCCATTGCCTTGTTGAGACGGTCAGAGAGAGTTTCTTTTTTCATAATATTCAATTTATACGCTTGCGTATTAATGGTCAAAACACGTTTTGCTATTGCTTTGATTAATACTCATTGCTATTATTTGTTGTGTGTTATACGAAAGGGAATAAGCAATGACTAACAAAGCAATACAAAAAGCTGTTGCCATTGCAGGAAGCCAGCAAAAACTCGCCTCTTTGTGTGGAGTTAAGCAGCCAACTGTATGGCGTTGGTTACATGGTGGCGGCATTGACGCTAAGTATGTGGCAGCAATCGTAAAAGCTACAGGAGGAAGAATTAAAGCCAGAGAACTTCGTCCTGATTTAGCCGACTTACTGGCAGCAAGTTAAGTATCAACGCTCTTTACCAATCTGAACCGCCGACAACGCGGTAAATCTATTTCAATGCGCATCAACGAATGCGCACAACTAACTATTAACTACAGGAATGTTCACATATGGAACTCACAAGCACTCGCAAGAAAGCCAACGCAATTACCAGCAGCATCCTTAACCGGATAGCTATTCGTGGTCAGCGGAAAGTCGCTGATGCGTTAGGCGTTAACGAATCTCAAATTTCACGATGGAAAGGCGATTTCATTCCGAAGATTGGGATGTTATTGGCGGTTCTGGAGTGGGGTGTCGAGGATGAGGAGTTGGCAGAACTGGCAAAGAAAGTTGCGCATCTGCTGACAAAAGAAAAAGCCCCGAAGAACGGCGAATTCTTCGAGGCCTGATGTAGAAAGACTGGATCAATCCACAGGAGTAATTATGCCAAAACAACTCAGTCCTGACCAGGACAAATTACACAAAAACATACTACGTGATCGGTTCTTATCCAGCTTCAAACAGCCTGGTCGATTTCGGGCTGAGTTGGAGAAAGTGAAGCTAATACTGAAGAGGAAAGGTCATGAGTAATCTTGCAACAGTTACACCGATAAAACCTCATCTGGAGGTTGTGGAGCATCGCGTGGCAGAACTCGACGATGGCTACACCCGGACTGCAAATACACTGCTGGAAGCTGTCATGCTTTCTGGGCTTACTCAACATCAGCTACTGATTGTTATGGCTGTGTGGCGCAAGACATACGGTTATAACAAAAAAATAGATTGGATCGGAAATGAACAGTTCGCTGAACTCACTGGCATGGCGCCAACCAAATGTTCTACCGCCAAAAACGAGCTTATCAGAATGGGGGTTCTCACTCAGGTGGGGCGTCAGGTTGGTATGAATAAAAATATTTCCGAGTGGAAGACGAAGGTTAACGGATTCGGTAAAACATTTACCAGATCGGTAAAACTAACCTTCACCAAATCGGTAAAAACCAATTTACCGAATCAGTCAAACACAAAAGACAATATACAAAAGACAATAAATACAAATACCCCCTTACCCCCTAACGGGGGCGGCAATGGGCAGGTTAAACCTGAACGTCGCAAGGCAGAACGAATCGACTATGAATCCTTCCTGAATGCCTACAACACCGAAGTTGGTGACAGACTTCCACATGCTGTTTCGGTCAACGAGAAACGGAAACGCCGCCTGAAGAAAATCATCCCGCAACTGAAAACGCCAAACGTGGACGGTTTCAGGGCGTATGTCAGGGCGTTTGTGCATCAGGCCAAGCCGTTTTACTTCGGAGACAACGACACAGGCTGGACGGCCGATTTTGATTACCTGCTGAGGGAAGATTCGTTAACGGGAGTTCGGGAAGGGAAGTTTGCAGACAGGGGGATTGCATGAGACAGGATATCGAAGCGAGCGTTATCGGTGGCTTGCTGATTGGTGGATTAACACCAACCGCGAGTGACGTTCTGGCAACGCTGGAGCCTGAAGCATTCTCAATTCCGCTTTACCGGAAAGCTTTTGAAGTTATTCGAAAGCAGGCCAGAAACAGGAACCTGATTGATGGACTGATGGTGGCCGAGGAGTGCGGGGATGAATACGCAACGGAGGTGATGATGACTGCGCGGTCATGTCCCAGCGCTGCAAACCTGAAAGGTTATGCCGGAATGGTTGCAGACAGTTATCAACGGCGTCAGGTTCTACAGCTACTGGATGAGATGCGAGAGCCAATCAGTAACGGCACGCTGGATGCTTCAGGTAGAGCGATGGACGATCTAGTTAAGCGCCTTTCAGCCATCAGGAAGCCACGTGACGAGGTTAAACCTGTGCGACTGGGGGAAATTATCAGTGATTACACTGACACGCTTGACAGGCGTCTGAGGAACGGAGAAGAGTCGGATACCCTGAAGACCGGAATCGAAGAGCTTGACGCTATCACCGGAGGGATGAACGCAGAAGACCTTGTGATTATTGCTGCTCGTCCAGGTATGGGTAAAACCGAACTGGCGCTGAAGATAGCCGAAGGCGTGGCAAGTCGTGTTATTCCTGGTTCTGGCGTCCGGCGCGGTGTGTTGATTTTCTCGATGGAAATGAGCGCTATTCAGGTTGTTGAGAGAGGGATTGCCGGCGCAGGAATGATGTCGGTCAGTGTGCTGCGTAACCCGTCACGTATGGACGATGAAGGATGGGCGAGAGTTGCAAGCGGGATGAAGTTGCTGGCAGATCTGGATGTGTGGGTAGTTGACGCATCGCGTTTGTCTGTCGAAGAAATCAGGTCCATTTCCGAACGTCACAAGCAGGAGCATCCTAATCTGTCACTGATTATGGCTGACTATCTCGGGCTAATTGAGAAACCAAAAGCGGAACGTAATGACCTCGCCATAGCACATATCTCCGGTAGCCTGAAAGCGATGGCGAAAGACCTGAAAACTCCAGTTATCTCCCTAAGCCAGCTCTCCCGCGATGTTGAGAAGCGGCCAAACAAGCGCCCGACAAACGCAGATTTGCGGGATTCAGGAAGCATTGAACAGGACGCAGACTCAATCATCATGCTCTATCGGGAAGCGGTATATGACGAGAACAGTAGCGCCGCGCCATTTGCTGAAATCATCGTGACGAAAAACCGTTTTGGCTCGCTTGGTACGGTTTACCAGCGGTTCTGCAACGGACACTTTGTTGCATGTGACCAGGATGAAGCCAGACAGATTTGCACAGCATCAAATGCACCTGCTGCGCGTGGCAGACGATATGCACAAGGGGCTGACGTATGAATAAAAAACAATTAGCCATTCTCGAAAAGGCATGGGATGCACAAATATCATACGCTTTGAAAGAACAGGTACTACCAATAATCCAGACCAAATCGAAAATAGCCAGGCAGTTATGCGATGACGGATTCCTGAATGAAGTTGAGATTACGCACCAGATGGTAACGTTCAAAGGGTATGAGATAAATCATCATGGTATAGCAGCGTATTGCTCCCATCTTCCTGATGACGTTGACATTGATGAAATGGAAAGGGAGATGAAGCAATGACCATCTACATCACTGAGCTAATAACAGGCCTGCTGGTAATCGCAGGTCTTTTTATTTGGGGGAGAGGGAAGACATGAAAAAACTAACCTTTGAAATTAGATCTCCAGCACATCAGCAAAATGCCATTCACGCAGTACAGCAAATCCTTCCAGACCCAACCAAACCAATCGTAGTAACCATTCAGGAACGCAACCGCAGCTTAGACCAAAATCGGAAGCTTTGGGCTTGCCTTGGTGATGTCTCACGTCAGGTTAACTGGCATGGACGATGGCTTGACGCTGAAAGCTGGAAGTGTGTGTTTACCGCAGCCTTAAAGCAGCAGGATGTTGTCCCTAACCTTGCCGGGAATGGCTTTGTGGTAATAGGCCAGTCAACCAGCAGGATGCGTGTAAGCGAATTTGCGGAGTTATTAGAGCTTATACAGGCATTCGGTACAGAGCATGGAGTTAAGTGGTCAGACGAAGCGAGACTGGCTCTGGAATGGAAAGCGCGATGGGGAGATAAAGCTGCATGAACAAATACCGACTTATTTACGCAGATCCGCCTTGGCAATATCGCGACAAAGCCAACGATGGCAATCGCGGTGCTGGACATAAATACGATGTTATGAATGTTCAGGACATTTGCCGACTGCCAGTATGGGATTTAGCGGATCCAGAATCTTGCTTGTTAGCGATGTGGTGGGTGCCGACACAGCCAGCCGAAGCGCTAAAGGTAGTTGAGGCGTGGGGATTCAGGTTGATGGCTATGAAAGGCTTTACCTGGCACAAAACCAATAAGCACAAAGGCAACAGTGCGATCGGAATGGGGCATATGACCCGGGCAAATAGCGAGGATTGTTTGTTTGCTGTTCGAGGGCGGTTACCTGAGAGAATGGACGCTTCAATATGCCAGCACTTTACCGCACCGAGAATGGAGCACAGTGCAAAACCACCGATCGTAAGAGACATGTTAGCTAAGTTGCTTGGCGACGTGCCGCGCTGTGAGTTATTTAGCCGCGACAAAGTGACCGGGTGGGATATGTGGGGCAATCAGTGCGACTCCGATTTTGAACTGGCTCCAGGCATGGCGATTAAACCATGCAAAATGGTGATCGCATGGAACACTGCTACCGCTGCGGAGAAAGCAAAGACGATTATCGATTCCGGCCAAATCAACCTTATTGGCACCAATGGTGTATCAGATGTGAGCGGTCGCCAGTAGGTAATTTCCCGCTGCCAGAGACGAAGGAGGACGTATGGCACGACAGCGACGAAGTATCACCGACATAATCTGCGAAAACTGCAAATACCTTCCAACGAAATGCTCCAGAAATAAACGCAAGCCAATCCCAAAAGAATCTGACGTAAAAACCTTCAACTACACGGCTCACCTGTGGGACATCAGGTGGCTTAGAGAACGTGCGAGGAAATGACAATGGATTATTCACAGTTAAGTGATTTTGAAATTAACCGAATGGTAGGAGACATAATTTTTAAAGGCCTTTGGGCATGTAAGCCGGAAACGTCAGGGAATAACACCAACAAATGGTATTACGGAAACGCTGATACAACTTTTGAGCCATTAAACCATTTACCTGACTACTGCAATGATCCGAGTGCCTCATGGCCGATTATTGAGAAACACAGGATTTCTATCTTAGACCAGTTAACTGAATGGTGTGTGGATGCAAAAGGCGTAAGCCCAATATTTGATACCAGACCTCTCCGCGCTGCCATGATTGTCTTTCTCATGATGCAGGACGCCAATAATGCTTAGCCCATCCCAATCCCTTCAATACCAGAAAGAAAGCGTCGAGCGGGCTTTAACGTGCGCTAACTGCGGTCAGAAGCTGCATGTGCTGGAAGTTCATGTATGTGAAGCGTGCTGCGCAGAACTGATGAGCGATCCGAATAACTCAATGTACGAGGAAGAAGACGATGGCTAAACCAGCTCGAAGACGATGCAAAAACGAAGAATGTCGGGAATGGTTTCACCCTGCATTCGCTAATCAGTGGTGGTGCTCTCCAGAGTGTGGAACCAAGATAGCACTCGAACGACGAAGCAAAGAGCGCGAAAAAGCAGAAAAAGCAGCAGAGAAGAAACGACGACGAGAGGAGCAAAAACAGAAAGATAAACTGAAGATTCGAAAACTCTCCTTAAAGCCCCGCAGTTACTGGATTAAACAAGCCCAACAAGCCGTAAACGCCTTCATCAGAGAAAGAGACCGCGACTTACCATGTATCTCGTGCGGAACGCTCACGTCTGCTCAGTGGGATGCCGGGCATTACCGGACAACTGCTGCTGCACCTCAACTCCGATTTGATGAACGCAATATTCACAAGCAATGCGTGGTGTGCAACCAGCATAAAAGCGGAAATCTCGTTCCGTATCGCGTCGAGCTTATTAACCGTATCGGTCAGGCCGCGGTAGACGAAATCGAATCAAACCATAACCGCCATCGCTGGACTATCGAAGAATGCAAAGCGATTAAGGCGGAGTATCAGCAGAAGCTTAAATACCTGCGTGACAGCAGAAGTGAGGCAGCATGAGCAAAATCCAATACCCAATGACCACTGCGGCAATTTTCGATGATGTTGTCTATCCGCTGCATTTCGACAATGCCGGCAAGGTCAGGCAAGAAATGGAAGGCGCTGTTAACTGGTTCTGCAGGTGGCGCAACGAAGAGAAAGCCGTTGTGAAAGCGAGATTGTTGGTCAGTTGCTGGGGTCAATATCTGAGTCATGAGCAGGTTATCCGGGAGGCCGCATGACACACACTATCAAAACCATTCCAGACATGCTCATAGAGACATATGGAAACCAGACAGAAGTAGCACGGCGCTTATCGTGCCACCGCAACACAGTCAGGCGTTATCTGTACGACAAAGAAGCCAGGTATCACGCCATCGTTAACGGCGTTTTAATGATTCATCAGGGCGGGAGAGGTATTTATGACCGTAACCAGCATTAACCAGGCGAAACAGCAGCGTGAACGTGACGAAGCTGAATTGCGCAGCGTCAGAGAGATGACGGAGCAACACCAGAAGGCGATGGATTATCTGCATGAGCGAGAGCGTGAACTGGTGAACCGGCTTGGATTGAACAAGACATCGGGAGGCGATGCTGCATGAATTTGGAAAACACTGTGAAATTCCACTCTCCGAAGTCTCCTCAACTATCAGATTCACCGAGAGCAACGGCATCAGACTCACTGACTAATACCGATGTGATGGCAGCATTTGGTATGGTTCAAAGTCGCGCTCCGCTCGGGTTCAGTGCTTTCAGCGGCAAAATGAACCTGAGCGATAACGACAAACGGAAGGCAATTCAGTTACTGGTACAGCATGGTATGAAGCATTGCGACAAGGTGGCTGCCTTACGCAAACTTGATACCAATGTTAAAGGGAAAGTAGTGCAAACGCTCGCAACTTTCGCGTATCAGGATTACTGCCGATCGGCGGCTAGTAATGCCATGTGTTCTTGCTGCAATGGGCGCGGAGTCTTAAGGAAAAAGGAGAGAATCGTTAAGCATCCCGGGTGTGGTGAGAAAACTCCTGCAAGGACGGCTGTGGAGGTAACGGAATCACTATGCACTAAATGCAATGGCGCAGGTGTTGTATCTACATCTTGCGTTAAATGCCGCGGGCGTGGCGTAGCGCTGGACAGGAAGAAATCAGAACTACAGGGCGTTCCAGTTTATTCATCCTGCAAGCAGTGCTCAGGGCGTGGGTATGAGCGCATACCCGCGGCTTCATGCTTTCGTGCAATATGTCAGTTCACCGATGCAATTTCACCAGGCGTATGGGATAAGGCTATTAAGCCATTCTATGAGTCATTAATTAGCAAGGTTGAAATGGAGGAGTCTGCTGCAAATGTAGTTTTATCGAAAGTTACCAGCTAAGTTTTACTCCGATAACGATTGCATCTTGCAAAATGACGAAAAGTAGAATATCATAACCCTAACAGTAGAAATCCGTCCTTTGTTAAGATGGATTAAAAAGAAAGCCCGAGGCAAAAACCACGGGCTTTTTGCATTTCTGGCGCGACATTTCTGAAAGCGCCCTCCCAAACACCAGAACATCTCAGATGCCTTCTAACTTTCGTGGTTACGGGTAGGGCGTTTTACACATATGAAAAGCCCAGCACTATGGCCGGGCTTCGTGAAGTGGGCGGCAAGAGACTGCGCTAACAGCCTCCTGCCTGATTTGCTCACGCCGTTAATCGCGAACAAACCACGTTACTGATAAACGTATCCTGGATTTGTTCACTCAACAACCACGTTAATTCCTAAATTGAACAGATCCCCGCACTCAGGGGGTGAGAAAATGAAGATGGACGAAAGATACAGCAATGCTTCATACGGTAGCGCTGGTCTTGCGGCTTTCTTTGCCAGTCTTTCTCTACAGGACTGGGGCTTCATCATTGGCGTCGCGTTCAGCATTATCCTCGGCGTTCTGACTTACCGGCTCAACAAGCGTGAGCAAATGAAGCGAACGAAGATACTGCAGGACATTTTGAATAAAACCGACTCCAGAAATCCATCAGCTACAGCCACGGTTATCGCCGAACTCGGTCAGAAAGCACCAAAGGAAATCTGATGAACAGCACCCTTCGAAAAAGCGTACTGGCAGCCGTTGGTGGTGGGGCTATCGCAATAGCTTCTGTACTGATTACTGGGCCAACTGGTAATGATGGTCTGGAGGGGGTCAGATATAAGCCATACCGCGATGTTGTTGGTATTTGGACAGTTTGTTACGGGCATACCGGGAACGACATCATGATCGGCAAGACTTACACAGAATCTGAGTGTAAGGCGCTGCTGAATAAAGACCTGAACACGGTCGCCAGGCAAATTAACCCGTATATCAAAGTACCAATCCCCGAAACAACTCGCGGTGCGCTTTACTCGTTCGTCTACAACGTTGGTGCCGGAAACTTCAAGACCTCAACACTACTGCACAAAATCAACCAGGGTGACATTAAAGGCGCGTGCGAACAATTACGCCGTTGGACGTATGCTGGCGGAAAGCAGTGGAAAGGGCTTATCACCAGACGAGAGATTGAGCGCGAAGTCTGTATGTGGGGTGACAAGTGAGCAGGATAGTCGCAATCATCATCGCTGCGGTTGTCTGCATCATTGTGTCGCTTGGTTGGTCAGTTAACCACTACCGCAGTAACGCCATCACCTACAAAGACCAGCGCGATAAAGCCAAAGAGCAACTCATTCTGGCAAATGCCACCATCAATGACATGCAAACCCGGCAGCGAGACGTAGCGGCACTTGATGCCAAATACACAAAGGAACTTGCTGATGCTAAGGCTCAGAACGATTCTCTTAAGCACAAGCTTGATAATGGTGGCAGGGTGCTCGTCAAAGGCAAGTGTCCATTGCCAGCCACAGCCGAAACCTCCAGCGCCTCCGGCATGGGCAATGATGCCACCGTCGAACTCTCTTCAATTGCTGGACGAAACGTTCTCAGTATCAGAGATGGGATTATCAGTGACCAATCAGCGCTAAGAACATTGCAGGAATACATCAGTACGCAATGCCTGAAATGATTCGTCAACCAATAAACAGAACAGCCTGACTTCGGTCAGGCTTTTTTATGCCCAAATTTCACCGCGCATCACACGCGCACATCAAATAGACGCTTTCGTCTGTAAGCAGGGTAATCACATGAACAAATCGCCCCGTATCTACGGCAGCAGATGGGACCGTGAGCGTCTCATATTTCTTCGTACTCATCCGCTGTGTGTCATGTGTCATGAGCAGGGAAGAGTGACGGCGGCAACGGTGGTCGATCATATCATTCCGCACAAACTGAAAGAGGCACTGAATAGTGGAAACGCCGAAGCGATAGCGAAGGCACAAAAGCTATTCTGGAGCCGGAAGAACTGGCAGGGGTTGTGTAAGCAGCACCACGACTCTACGAAGCAACGAATGGAGAAACGCGGTGTCGTCGTGGGCTGTGACGAGAACGGTATTCCACTTGACCGTGCATCGCACTGGTTCAGACGATAACAATTCTCATATGTGTGGCAGCTATGAAGGAGGAGGGCGGGTTAAAAGTTCACAGCTTTGTGCCTGCGTGACCGCCCGCCCTCCTCTGTTTGCACAACCGCGAAATGAAAAGTTTTTTTCCGGGAGGTTCCGATGGCAGGACGGCGCCCGAAACCGACCCACCTGAAAGTGGTAACCGGCAATCCGGGCAAACGTAAACTCAACGATAAAGAACCCCAACCTGCAAAAGAAATCCCCAGCCCGCCAGCACATCTTAGCGACTGGGGAAAAGTTGCGTGGGGCAGGCTCACAGTTTTACTTGATGGCATGGGTATTCTTACAGTTGCCGATTCACTGGCGCTGGAGCGTCTTTGCGATATCTATGCAGATATCCTTCAGCTTCGTCTGACGATCGCGGACGAAGGGAGAACTTATACAGTCCAGACTGAAGGGGGATTTTTGATTAAGGCGAACCCGGCTGTTGCGATGCTGGCTGATGCCGATCGACGGTTTAAAAGTTATCTGGTCGAATTTGGCCTCACTCCGGCCGCCAGAACAAAGGTGAAAGTTGATGGTGGAGAAGAGAAAGAAGACCCGCTCAACCAGTTCTTCGGTTGACCCCACCACTCGTTATGCGATGGATGTGGCGTCCGGTAAGGAAATTGCCGGACCTGATATCCGCAATTCCTGCAAGCGTCACCTGAAGGATCTGGAGTCCTGCCATGCCCGCGGTCTGGTATGGGATACGGAAACAGCGCAGCGTGCCATCGACTTTTTCGCGAAAGTGCTGAAACTTAACGGCGGCGAACACGAAGGCAAGCCGTTCAATCTGTTACCCTGGCAGTGCTTTATCGTGGGGTCTGTATTTGGCTGGCAAAACTCAGACGGCTATCGCCGGTTCCGTATGGTGTACGTCGAATCCGGTAAGGGGTCAGGTAAATCACCGCTTGCAGCTGGTATCGCTCTTTACTGCCTTGTCGCCGACAAGGAGCCACGCGCGGAAGTCTACGCGGCCGCCACGAAAAAAGACCAGGCCATGATACTGTTTCGCGATGCTGTGGCGATGGTTGACCAGTCGCCAGCACTGGCACAGCGGATTAACAAATCAGGTGGTGCCGGGAAAGAGTGGAATCTGGCTTTTCTGCAGACCGGTTCTTTTTTCCGGCCTATCAGCTCGGACGACGGACAGTCAGGTCCACGCCCGCATTGTGCTCTGATAGACGAAATTCACGAGCACAAAAACAACCAGGTTGTGGAAATGATGCGCGCCGGGACGAAAGGTCGTCGCCAGGCGTTGATTTTCATGATCACTAACAGCGGCCACGACAAAACCAGCGTCTGCTACGACTATCACGAGTATGGGCGTAAAGTTGCCGAAGGCTCGATTGAGGATGACAGTTTCTTTTCTTTCATTTGTTCCCTGGACGAAGGAGAAGACCCATTCAAGGACGAGTCCTGCTGGAAAAAAGCAAACCCCTCTCTTGGTCATACTTTTACCGATCGCTACCTGCGTGAGCAGGTTACTCAGGCTCGGGGGATGCCGTCGAAGGAAAGCATCGTTCGGCGGTTAAACTTCTGTCAGTGGGTGGATGCCGATAACCCATGGATGAGTAGCGATGTGTGGATTGGGTGCGAAGAGGACTTTGACCTGCAGGAGCTGCAGGGAGAAGAATGTTATGGCGGCCTGGACCTTTCAGGAACTCGCGACCTTACGTCTCTGGCGCTTTTTTTCCCTAAAAAAAGAAAGCTGCTGGTAGAGTTCTGGACACCAAAAGATACTTTGCTGGATAGAGCGAAAACAGACCGCGTACCTTATGACGCATGGGAACGGGGAGGGCATATTCATACTACGCCTGGAAAGGCGGTGAAATATGGTTTTGTTGCTGAACGTATTGCTGATCTTTCCATGTTGTTCGATATCAAGGCGATCGCCTTCGACCAGTACCGCATCAAATATCTTGAACCAGAACTGGAAAACGCTTCTGTATCAGTACCGCTTATTCCTCACGGGCAGGGATACTACAAGGCACAGGATTCAGGACTGTGGATGCCTCATTCCATCGAACTTTTTGAACAGATGCTCGATGATGGCGTAATCATTATTAAAACAAACCCCTGCCTCCGATGGAACGCTGCTTCCGCCGTAACCGAAGCCGACCAAAAAGAAAACCGCATATTCGCCAAGAAAAAGAGTACTGGTCGAATTGATGGTGTGGTTGCGTCGGCGATGGCAATTGGTGCTGCAGAAGGTTATGAGCCTGATGATGGCGATATAGAGGGCTTTTTTAACGATCCGATCATAGTGGGTATCTGATGGCTAAGAATAAACAGCAACCAGGGCGCGTTAAGAGCGCTCTTTTAAACTGGCTTGGTGTTCCCATAAGCCTGACGACCGGTGAATTCTGGCGGGAGTGGTACGGAACCAGCAGTAGCGGAAAAGTGGTTACCGCTGACAAAGTTATCCGGCTTTCTGCTGTCTGGGCGTGCGTAAGACTCTTAAGTGAGTCAGTTTCCACGCTTCCGCTTAAAATTTACGAGCGGCAGGCTGATGGATCGCGAAAGCTGGCCCAGAACAATCCCGCCTACCAGATATTATGCAGGCGTCCTAACCCGGAAATGACCCCTTCCCGTTTCATGTTGATGATTGTGGCCAGTATTTGCCTGCGTGGTAATGCATTTGTCGAGAAGCTATATATCGGCAGCAAACTGGTATCGCTGGTGCCGTTACTTCCGCAGAATATGGTTGTAAAGCGACTCGATAGCGGGAAGTTACAGTATACATACACGGAAAATAGCGTTAAGCGGATCATTCCAGTAGACCGGATGATGCATATCCGCGGATTTGGTCTTGATGGTGTGTGCGGGATGATGCCGACAATGGCCGGGGTTGACGTTTTCGGCGCTGCTATGTCGGTTGATGAAGCCGCGGCAAAAATCTTCGAAAATGGCCTGCAAAGTACCGGTTTCCTGTCTTCAAAAACGGCGCTTAATAAGGAACAGCGAGAAAGATTGCGTCAAAATCTTCAGTCTTTTATTGGTTCTAAAAACGCCGGGAAACTGATGGTTCTGGAAAATGAACTGACTTACCAGAATGTCACTATGAACCCGGAGGCCGCGCAACTCCTTGAAAGCCGTTCATTCAGTATTGAGGAAATTTGTCGCTGGTTTCGCGTACCGCCATTTATGGTCGGCCATACGACAAAACAATCCAGCTGGGCTTCGAGTCTTGAAGGGATGAACATGCTGTTCCTGACTCATACCCTGCGTCCTCTCCTGGTCAATATTGAGCAGGAAATATCGCGTTGTCTTCTGAACAGTGATGAGGACTTGTTTGCTGAGTTCTCCGTTGAAGGGCTTCTGCGCGCCGATAGCGCTGGTCGTGCTGCTTACTATACCAGCGCACTGCAGAATGGTTGGATGTCTCGCAATGACGTTCGCCGTCTTGAGAACATGCCGCCGATAGAAGGGGGCGATATTTACACCGTTCAGCTCAACCTGACGCAACTGAAAAATCTCGAAAGCAGCAACCCTGCCGTTCAGGCGCTGGCTCTGCGAGAGCTGCATAACCACATATTCCCAGACATTTCCTTTGAACAATCTCCGCTGAAACAGGCCGCTTAGGAGCACTTTCCTGATGAGCAAAAAACAACTTCCGGTGGCGCCGGCGTGTCGCCCCTGCGCGCGCGTTACCTGTGAAACATTACCGTCCGCACTGGACCGCTGGAACGGCGGGATCAAAGCTGCGGCCACCGACGATAACAGCATTTCTGTTTTTGATGTTATCGGGCAGGATTACTGGGGGGAAGGCGTAACAGCCAAACGTATCGCCGGTGCGCTACGGGCGATGAATGGCGCCGACGTCACGGTCAATATCAACTCCCCTGGCGGTGACATGTTCGAAGGCCTGGCCATCTACAACCTGCTGCGTGAATACCAGGGGAAAGTTACGGTCAAGGTGCTGGGTATTGCCGCCAGCGCTGCCTCTGTTATCGCGATGGCCGGGGATGATATTCAGATTGGTCGTGGGGCCTTCCTGATGATCCACAACTGCTGGGTGGTGGCAATGGGTAACCGGCATGACTTTGCTGAATTATCTGCCTCTCTCGAACCGTTTGATAACGCAATGGCTGACATTTACGCCGCACGCTCCGGGCTTGATATGGCCACAGTGCAAAAACTGATGGATGCCGAAAGCTACATCGGCGGTAGCGATGCCGTGGAGAAAGGTCTGGCCGACAGCCTTCTTTCTGCTGATGCCGTAAGTGACGGTGACGAAACTCCTGCTGCAGCGTTGCGTAAGCTCGATGCGTTGCTGGCAAAGACCAACACTCCGCGCTCTGAACGCCGGAAACTGATTAAAGCTCTGTCCGGTGGCATGTCTGGCGCTGCCACCAACCATGACGGCACGCCGGGCGCTGCCGAAGAAATAAAACCTGAAATCATCAATTCTCTTGAAAACGCCCTCGCTGCGTTAGTCAAATAAGGACCTTTTATGTCTGAAGTAAATGAAATTCTGAAAAAAGTTACCGCCAGCATTGAAGAAGCGACGGATAAGTTTAATGCCAGGGCTGAAGATGCACTTAAAGAAGCGAAGAAGTCCGGCAAACTGTCAGAAGAAACAAAGGCAGCCGTTGACAAGATGGCGTCTGAATTTAACGCCCTGCGTGAAGCTGAAAAAACGCTGAAGGCGGCAATAGGGGAACTTGAGCAGCATGTTGCGCAGATGCCGCTGGCCAATGCAAAACATATTGTTGAGACGGTTGGCCAACAGGTCATTTCTGCGGAAGCTCTTAAAACATTTTCCGCCAGCGTGGAAGGAGGGAAACGCGTCAGCATCCCGGTAAACGCTGCACTTATCTCCTCCGGTGTCGATGAAGGCGTGGTAGAGCCTCAGCGCCTGCCGGGTATTGATACTACCCCCAAACAACGCCTGTTTATACGTGATCTGATTGCACCTGGTCGCACATCATCTCCGGCAATCTTCTGGGTTCAGCAAACGGGGTTTACCAACAAAGCCGCCGTGGTTGCGGAGAACACCACCAAGCCGTACAGCGATATTGCGTTCGCCACGAAGATCACCCCGGTAACCACCATTGCGCATATGTTCAAGGCGTCAAAACAGATTCTGGATGACTTCGCACAGCTACAGTCCACCGTTGATGCCGAAATGCGCTACGGCCTGAAATATGTTGAAGAGCAGGAAATCCTTTTTGGTGACGGTACCGGCGTTCATCTGCACGGTATCGTTCCGCAGGCTTCGGCCTTCAGTGCAGAATTCAGGGTTGAACAGCAAAACGGCATTGATGACCTGCGCCTGGCAATGCTGCAGGCGCAACTGGCGCGCTTCCCGGCGTCAGGGCATGTTCTGCACTTTATCGACTGGGCAAAAATCGAACTCACTAAAGACACGCTTGGGCGTTATATCCTTGCCAATCCATCAGGTCTGACTGGCCCGACATTGTGGGGGCTTCCGGTGGTGGCGACCGAAGCTGCGGCATTTAAGGGCAAGTTCCTGACAGGCGCATTTAACGCTGGTGCGCAGATTTTTGATCGTGAGGATGCCAATGTGGTTATTTCCACTGAAAACGCCGACGATTTTGAGAAAAACATGATCTCAATTCGTTGTGAAGAGCGTCTGGCACTGGCAGTCAAACGTCCGGAAGCATTCATCTATGGTTCCTTCACTGTCCCGGCACCTGCTGGCGCATAAAACCTGCTGCGGCCTGCGGGCCGCTTTTTTATGGGAGTGAGCTATGAAAATAATTGCACAAAAGCCGCTGTACATAAACGGCGACGTGGTTACCGAAGGCTCGGTATTCGAAACCATTGAGCAGCACGGACGCGAACTGATTAATAAAGGATATGCACATCTGATTGAGGTCGATAATTCTGCGCAGCCGGAACAGCCGGAACAGCCGGAACAGCCGGAACAGCCGGAGACAAAAGCAGACAAAAAGGCGAGAAAGTGATGCTTGAGCTTGTTGTGGTGAAACAGCATTGTCGCATTGATACCGATTTTACGGGTGATGATGCTCTGCTGGAGATTTACTCAGGTGCGGCAGCCCGGTACGTCCAGACATGGACGCGCCGCACGCTCTATGAAAATGAAAGCAGCCCAGGCTACGCAGAAGACCCGGACCAGATTCTCCTCAATGATGATGTTAAGGCGGCCATGTTACTGCTGATAGGTCACTGGTATGCCAACAGAGAATCAGTGGCCGTCGGTCAGACCGCTACAGATGTCCCGTTTGCAGTTGAAGCTCTGCTTCAGCCATACCGAATTTACGGTTTGTAGGAGGATTTTATGCAGGCCGGAAGACTGAGAGACAGGGTGGTAGTTCAGAACATCACAACATCCAGAGATCCTTCTGGTCAGCCTGTTGAAACGTGGCATGACGGTGCGAGTACATGGGCAGAAGTCAAAGGCATCAGTGGCCGTGAAATTGTAGCGGCCGGTGCTGAAACCGCTGTAGCCACTATCAGGGTTTGGACACGATTTCGTAACGATATAACTGCTGCGTCCAGACTCAGGGTTATCACTGGACCGTTCAAGGGTGCCATTTTGAATATCATTGGCCCACCGATTTCTGATTCTCGCGGTGTTCAGCTCGAAATTTTATGCAAGCAGGGTGCCGAAAAATGATTGAAACGAGCCTCGATTTTTCCGGGTTGAATGACATAGCAAAAGACCTGGAGTTACTTAGCCGCGCTGAAAATAACAAGGTTTTGCGTGATTCCACACGCGCCGGGGCAGAAGTGCTTAAGGAAGAAGTGATCGCACGCGCTCCTGAGAGAACCGGAAAACTGAAGAAAAACGTGGTCGTTTTGACTCAGCGCTCACGACGCCGCGGTGAAATTACTTCCGGCGTACATATCCGTGGTCGCAACATGCGAACCGGTAATAGCGACAACACCATGAAAGCCAGCGATCCGCGAAATGCGTTTTACTGGCGGTTTGTTGAGATGGGGACTGTAAATATGCCGCCTCATCCGTTTGTTCGCCCCGCGTTCGATGTTCGCTTGGAGCAGGCGACGGAGGTCGCGATCAGGCGTATGAACCAGGCGATTGACGAGGTATTAAGCAAATGACGGAAGACGATCTCTACTCGATGCTGGCGCCGCTGGCAGGTGGGCAGGTTTACCCTTACGTTGCTCCGCTGGGTAGTGACGGTCAGCCTTCAATTTCTCCACCGTGGGTAATTTTTTCACTTATTTCTGATGTGACCGCTGATGTTCTGTGTGGACAGGCGGAATCTAACGTTTCTGTTCAGGTTGACGTGTATGCCTTGACGATCAGCGAGGCACGCATAATCCGGGATATGGCATTACAGGCAGTTAAACCACTTAATCCTACCAACATAAGCAAAACACCCAGTTATGAACCAGAGTCCCGGTATTACCGGTCAACGCTGGAATTTCAGGTAATCGCCTGACACATCCATTAACTCACAGACCCGCTTCGGCAGGTTTTCTATTTTCAGGAGACAGTTATGTCCTCACTTTATGAAAAATCACAGGGCACGAAGATTCAGATCACTTCTGCCCCGGCAACGCCAGAAACGGTCGGTTCAGCAACGTATCTGGATTTGCAGTGCACCATTAAAGAGGTGCAATTCACTGGTGGCCAGAAACAGGATATCGACGTCACAACGCTGTGTTCTACAGAACAGGAAAACATTAACGGCCTGGGCGCTCAGTCAGAAATCTCACTGTCGGGTAACTTTTACTCTAACCCTGCACAGGATGCCCTGCGTGAAGCATATGACAATGACACCTCCTATGGCTTCAAAATCATTTTCCCTTCCGGGATCGGCTTCCAGTTCCTGGCTGAAGTTCGCCAGCACACTTGGTCTTCAGGGACAAACAGCGTAGTGGCTGCAACGTTCTCGCTACGTCTGAAAGGTAAGCCAACGAAAATTGATAACGCGCTGCGCCTTACCACCGATCTGCCTGATACCAAATCCGTAACATCTGGATCAGCTTTATCACTGACGGTAGTGGCAGCGGGAGGAACCACACCTTATTCCTACGTATGGAAGAAGGGCGGTAGCGCAGTTAGTGGGCAGACGACTGCAACGTTCAACAAGGCAAACACTGCCTCAGGTGATGCCGGTGATTATGTTTGTGAGGTTACTGACGCCTCCACGCCTGCCGGAAAAGTTACCTCATCAACCTGCACAGTAACGGTGGCATAACTCATCTTCTTTAATCAGGGATAAAAAATGGCTAAGAGTCTTAAAGAACTGGCACTGTCCAGAGCGTCAGCATTTCGTCATACTGATGTTACTGTTCCGGAATGGGATGGTGTGAAGGTTGTCCTTCGGGAACCATCAGCAGAAGCATGGTTGCACTGGCAGGACGTGATTAAACCTGGTGATACTGATGGTGAGTTGTCCGTGTCAGAACGTGCGCACCGCAATCTCCGCGCAGATGTCACACTGTTTATTGATGTTTTGTTTGACGAACAGGGTGAACCGGTATTCAGCAAAAATGATTTTGCCGATGTTGAAGCGGTGTATGGCCCTGTTCATGCTCGGTTGCTGCGCCAGGCTCTTAATCTGACCACTGACCCGAAGGAAGCTGAGGGAAAGTAGCACAGCCCGGCATGCGGTTTCTGATGTCGCTTGCGCTCCGCATGGGGCGCACGCTATCAGAGCTTCGGGATACTATGTCTGCCAGTGAACTCAGGCTCTGGGCTGAATTTGATAAACACAGCCCAATAGGTGATATCCGGGGAGACATTCAGGCGGCGCAGATTGCAACGGCTGTGTTCAATTCCCAAGGTGCAAAAGCCACGATGAGCGACATGTTGCTGCGCTGGCAGCGTGATCCTGATGAAGAAGGTGCAGACCCGTTTGCCGGGCTTGAGGCGGCGCTTACAGCTGCGACGCAGTGACATTAAAAGCATACATTATTATCATGATAGCTCTTTAGATATGGAGAGCCTTTGTGAAAAATTTAATAGTCACTGCATTAATTGGTCTATGTGCTTTCTCTTCACATGCGAGACCTTTAACTGATTCTGAAAAGCAAGCTGTAGAAAGTTCGGTTAAAGAGCACCTCAAAGATCCAGATTCCGCAAAATTCTATCATGGTGATTTTCCATATCCAGATAGCTCTTACGTATATTGTGGACAGGTGAATGCAAAAAATTCGTATGGGGGATATGCGGGGAAACAATTATTTTCCAATTTTGTCGCTGTAAATAAAAATGGAGTTATAGTTGCCCCTTCTTTGGACTACAGCAGAGGTTCTGGAGAGCAATTAGACCAAGAAATAATTTCTGTTACATGTGCTAGTGCAGGATATGACATTCCTATTTTGAGAAAGTACTTTAAAGAAGTTAACAAATCTCGAAAAGAGAATGGGATTCCAGCACTCAGCAAAACATATATCAAAAACTAACCCGCTTCGGCGGGTTTTTTTATGGGTGAAATATGGCAACGTTGCGCGAACTGATCATCAAAATATCTGCAAACTCTCAGTCCTTTCAGTCAGAAATTTCCCGAGCTTCTCGAATGGGTAATGACTATTACCGGGTAATGCAGACCGGAGGACGTAAGGCAGCCGCTGCGTCTCGGGAGACTCAGCGCGCACTGGCGGAGGTTACCAGTCAGATAAATACTGCGAAAGCGTCGGCTTTGGGGATGGCAGGCGCATTCGCTGGAGCATTTGCTACTGGTCATCTGATATCACTGGCCGATGAATGGAGCTCTGTTAACGCTCGTCTTAAGCAGGCCTCTCAGTCATCTGATGATTTTACAGAATCCCAGCGTGCGCTGATGGATATCAGTCAACGAACCGGCACCGCCTTCTCTGATAATGCGAGCCTGTTTGCGCGTTCCGCTGCATCAATGCGTGAATATGGTTACAGCTCACAGCAAGTGCTGGACGTTACCGAAGCCATTTCTACTGGGCTGAAGCTTTCCGGGGCCAGCACGGCAGAAGCAAGCTCTGTAATTACCCAGTTTAGTCAGGCGTTAGCACAGGGCGTGCTGCGCGGCGAGGAGTTCAATTCTGTTAACGAAAACGGAGATCGGGTTATCCGTGCTCTTGCCGCAGGGATGGGCGTAGCTCGTAAAGATCTGAAGGCAATGGCCGATCAAGGTCTGCTAACTGCTGATAAAGTTGTCCCGGCACTGATCAGCCAGCTTGGCACAATGCGTGGTGAATTCGAGGCAATGCCGCAGACCGTTTCAGCCGCAACGACAAAAATTGAAAATGCCTTTATGGCCTGGGTTGGCGGAGCAAATGAAGCCACCGGAGCGACAGCTACTCTGGTCAGCGTGATGAATGGAGTGGCTGACAATATTGATACAGTTGCGGCTGCAGCGGGTGTTTTAGCTTCTATCGGTGGTGCCCGGTATTTGGGCGGTAAGTTGAGCGATCTCGGCAGCGAAACAGCTAACCTGATTGACGCTCGTAAAAATGAAATTGCCCTGGCAGCTGCTCGCGCAGAATCAGCCACCCAGTCGCAAAGAAAAGCGGCTGCTGATGCTCTTGCCGCTGAGCGTGCCTATCAACTCGCCCAGTCAGAACTGGCTCTGGCCAAAAATACCAATGCTGAAGCGCTGGCAACGCAAAATGCTATTGCGAAGCGCCAAGCGATGATTGCAGCGAATGCCGCGTTGGTGCAGTCAAACCGTGCTGTAGCAACTTCTCAGGAAGCGCTCAACAAAATGACATCGGCTATGAATTTGGTTAAAGCCGGTGCATCTGGGCTGCTATCCCTTGTGGGTGGTATTCCTGGAATTCTGATGCTTGGTGCGGGTGCCTGGTACGCCATGTATCAAAAACAGGAGCAAGCGCGCGAATCTGCTATTCAGTACGCATCAACTTTGGACGAAGTAGTAGAAAAGTCGAAACAGATGAGTCCGGCACAAATTAATGGTGCTATCGCTGATGCCGGAGACTCAATTGATGCTTTAAAACGGAAATTAAATGATTTAAGAGATCAGCAAGACAGTGCAAGTGCGTCAATTAAGCAATATACGGATCTAGCCAAGCAGTTCGGCGTAGAGAATGACACTAATAATGGTTATGTCATTAATGCGATAAAATACCAGCGCGAATACGATAAAATTTCCAGGGATATAGCAGAAACCACTTCAAGGTTAAATCAGACAATATCAAATCAAAATAAGCTTCAGGGAGAAGCTATAAATAAAACCGTTGAAATGGTCGGGGCGGTTGGCTCTCTGACGGAAATGTATGATCGTCTGAACAAAGTAACCAAACAGTTTACACCAGTATCACCGCCAAAATATGCAGGACCAGTCCTACCAGAGCTTGATACAAAGCAGCAGCAGGCTATGGTTAAAGCGGAGCGTAAAGCTATACTTGATAGTCTGCAGGGACTGAAAAAGGTACGGCAACAGGCAACATATGAAGCTGATGACCTTAATCTTCCTGCCGGGCAATATGAAAAATATATAAATCTTGCAGTGGAGGGAGAGAGAAAACTTCAGCAGCTCCGTGATAAGAATAAAAAAACGCGTGGTAAATCGGAAGCTGAAAAAACAGCTGATACTTATGACAAGCTGATCAAGCAGCAGAAAGAGCAGATCGCGATGGCAGGTCAAAATACCGAACTGGCAAAACTGAAATACCAGGTGAGCCAGGGCGAACTGGCGACGCTTACAGAGTCCCAGAAGCAGACCCTGTTGCAGAATGCTGCGCTCATTGATCAGCAAAAAATACGTGAGCAACTTCGAAATTACGAGGCGAATCTTGCAGACAGTAACGCCAGCTCCCGCGCAGCGAACGAGGCTCAACTAATCGGCTACGGTCAGGGTTCTCGGTTTCGCGAAAGGCTTCAGGAACAATTCAATATCCGTAAGGAATTTGAAGAGAAGAATACTGATCTGCTTCGGCAACGGCAAACTGGTGAAATAGACGAAGCTTTCTACCAAGAAGCCCTGGCTTTAAATAAACGTTATCTCGATGAGCGCCTGCGCGATCAGCAAGGTTTCTATGCTGCTTCTGATGCTCAGAGAAGTGACTGGGCGGATGGCATGCGTGAAGGATTCGCTAACTGGGCTGACACCGCCTCGGACTATGCCTCTCAGTCTGCTGACCTGGTAAACAATGCCATGACCGGACTGGTGGGGAATATTTCTGATGCTCTGGCCGGTAATAAGGTCGACTGGGAGGACTGGGCCAGTTCTGTGCTTCAGTCTATGCAGAAAATTATCCTCAATGCGATGCTGGTGGATTCTTTGCGCTCAACCAGTAACAGCGGTTTTTTCAGTTCAATCGGCGGTATGTTTGGGGCGGGCGCAGGCGCTGTATCTGGCAGTACTCCGTCCGGCGCTTACAACTCAGCAGCGTCAGGACTTCAACTTAACGCAAAAGGTGGCGCCTATGCTTCTGCAAGCCTCAGCGCATACAGTAACAGCATCGTCAGTTCGCCTACCTATTTTGCCTTCGCCAAAGGCGCAGGCTTGATGGGGGAAGCTGGGCCGGAAGCTATCATGCCGTTAACCCGCTCCGCTGACGGATCGTTAGGAGTTCGTGTGGTTGGTTCACAGTCTCCGGTAGCCGGAAATGGCATCACTCAGCACATCACCCAGCATTTCACCATATCCGGTAATGGTGATGCAGCACTGAAACAGGCAATGCAGGAAGCAGCCCGTCAGGGGGCGAACGATGGCGCTAAACAGGCGCGTCAGGATTTGCTTCAGGATTTTTCCAATCGAGGCCAGGCGCGTCGTTTGTTAGGCGTGTGATGGTCTGCATCCTTAATTTAATTAGCCGAAAGGCGGGAGATAATTATGACTTTAGAACAACGAGTTGAAGCGCTGGTATTCAAGGTGGAATTTCCAGAAAAGAATGGAATAAGTTTTACTATGAACAAAGACTTAGCCATGAAAGCCATACAGCGTATTGGCAGCAATGTGTCGGTGAACATTGATTCAGAAATGTTAGCTAATATTCCATATAGCGAAGAATTAACGCCAGAACTTACGCTTGAAGGGTACAATCAGCGGGCGAAAGAGCATGCTGAAAAAATGGTCTCGAAGATTTTTGAAGCGGCCCAAAATCAGGCCGCATTTGATTCAAATGTTAATGCTGCATTAGATAACGCAAAGCAAAATTTAATTTCCAATACCAGACAATTTCAGAGCTAAAGCTTTAGTTCTGGATATTGTATCAGCGAGTTCAGACGGAGCATTTTTTTCAGCTAACTCCCATCTCTTTTTTGTGTTGCTTTGAAAAGCAGATAGTTGTTCAGGCGTGAGCACACTTATTAGTTCTCTAACGACCGACTCAAGAGCATCAGTTCGGTCAAGGCTTCTTTTTAATACTTCAATATCCATTTTAATCCTTTCTTAGAGGTAATCAGCCATCCCTCCTTTTTTGAGTGCGCCAGTGTCCCACCACTGACGGGCTGAACCACACACTTTAACCAGGGATATTTATTAGTAACATCCTGACAAATGATCAGTACCGACGTTGCACGTATTTATCCAGGAGCATTTATGGCTGCACTTGAATGGCCGGAAGATGTCTGTCCGGCGTCTTTGACGTGGCGACCAGAAAGCAATACCAAAACTTTTCGTTCCCCCTTCAATGGCTCATCGCAGACAGCTCGCTTCCCCGGCACCCGCTGGGTATGTTCCCTGACCTTTAATAACCTGACAGATGAAAAATCCAGGCGCATTGATGCTCTGGTGGCTTCCCTCGATGGCGAGTATGGCAGGGTAAAAGTTCGCGACTTGGGGAGAAGTGGTAGAACACCTGCTGGAGCGCCTGTTATTGATGGCGCTAACCAGACCGGAACCCAGATCCAGAGTAAGGGATGGACGCCGGGAGCAGTGGTGCTCAGACAGGGCGATTATTTCACTGTTAATGACGAGCTGAAGATGGTTACGGCCGACGTGACGAGCGCAGCGAACGGTACCGCAATGATTGTATTTGCCCCGATGTTGCGTAGTTCGCCGCCTGCTAATGCAGCCATTGAAGTCGCGAAACCCTACGGCATTTTCAAACTGAAGGATAACCAGCAGGGGGCCGGTAACCGAGTGCCGGGTGTTTTTACCAGTTACACGCTGGAGCTTGAGGAGGCATTTTAATGCTGTATTCCCCATTTTCTGATTCGATGGTTGATTGGTTATCCCGCGACAGGGTGACGGTCGCGATCGCCGCCAATATTCAGTTTGAATCCGGTACCGTCTATGTGCATTCCGGTACCGGGACACTGGTTCTTGGTGGTTATGTCTATTACGGCATGGGCCGTATGGGTTCTGTTGATGATGCCAGTGAAACCAGCACGACCAGCCCCACGCAGGTCAAAATGACCCTCTCAGGTCTGGATATGGCCCTCTTTGCCACCACGCTGAATGAGCGATGTGTGGGCAGAAATGCCGAAATCTATCTGGTGGCCATGGATGATAACGGTGTTGTCCAGGTTGCCGATCTCCTGTTTAAAGGGCGGGTATCCAGTACGGGGGCGACCGCTGGCGGTAAGAACGCCCTGCAGTACACCATCAGTAATATTTTTGAAGACTGGCAGCGTCCTTTCCCTGATCGCTATACCGATGAATCGCAGCAGGCCGCTTATCCCGGCGACCGTATATTCCGGTATGTGGCGCAGATGGCTGAACGATCGATTTATTGGGGCAGTAAAAAAGATGCACCAGGATTTATCTATAAGTGAGGAAGCATGAAGCATCCGGACTGGCATAACAGATTAATCACCGTAATAAGGGCCGCTGAGAAGCGGCCATTTTTATGGGGCAGTCATGACTGCTGCCTGTTCGCTGCGGACTGCGTTCAGGCCATGTGCGGCGAAGATTTTGCGGAAGGCTGGCGCGGAACGTATGATAGCGAAATGGGAGCAAAAAAGGCGATTCTTCGCGGTGGCGGCTCACTTGAAAAAGTGTTTGCTCGATATCTCGATGAAGTTCCAGTGAAGCTGGCACAGCGCGGAGATATTGCTGTTGTTGAAAATGCCGGGGCGCGGTGTGCTGGAGTGGTGTATTCCGGCGTTGTATGGGTTCCGGGAGAAAATGGTCTTGTCAGACTGCGGGTTAAACCGCTGAGTATCTGGAGGGTACGTTAATGCCTGCTGCTGTTCCTATTGTTGCCACCATTGCCGCAGGTGTGGCGGCGGCAAATGAAATGTATGCCATTGCGATGGTTATCACCGTCGCCGCACAGATTGCCACTCAGGCGCTGACCAAGACCCCGTCGCTGAATTCCTACCGTGATACGTCTGAACGCAAACAGGTTCTGCGCGCTGCGGCCAGTGCCAAAACCGTTGTTTACGGTCGCTCAACGTCGGCGGGCACTTTGTTCTTTTCCGAAGAGCAGGCTGGCGAACAGGATGATGGCGAAATGCTGCATCTGGCCATTGCCCTGGCGGGACACCCGTTATCAGGTGTACAGACTGTCTGGTTGGGTGACGAACCGATCAGTAGCTATCCTGAGCATGCCTTTTTCGAGGTGCACACCAACCGACAGACGGCGGATCCTTACATGCTGGAAAACTGCCCGTCATGGAAAGAAGATATGATCGGGAAAGGGATCACCTGGCTGCGCGTATCCCTGAAATTCAATGCCGAAAAATTCCCGGCAGGTATCCCTAACATCAAGGTAGAAAAGCAGGGGCGGGCTATTTATGACCCGCGTACCGGGTTAACGGGTTACAGCAATAATGCGGCGCTGGTTATCCTGGACTATTACCGCAATTACCTGAAAGTTCCTGACACCGATATTCTCTGGGACCAGTTTAAGGAAGCGGCGAATATCTGTGATGAGGATGTGATTACTGGCGGCAATACTGTTGAGAAGCGCTATACCATCAACGGTGAGTTCGATCTCAGTGAAAACAAAGTCAGTATTCTGGAAGGGATGCTGGCAGCGTGCGCCGGGGATGTAACGTATACAGCTGGCAAACATGGACTTCTGGTCGGGGCGTATTACGGACCAGCTACCGAAGTGATCACTGAAAGCCAGTTGGCCGGTGATATCGAAATCATGCCGGAAGTCTCTCAGGCGGAACGCGTTAACACCATCAAGGGGACGTTTGTTGATCCGCAACAGGGGTATACCGAAGCTGATTTCCCCTCTGTGTCTGTCGGTGAATGGGTGACGGAAGACGGAGTAGAAATATCGCAGGATATGAAGCTGCGATTTGTGACATCTGAATTTCAGGCCCAGCGTCTGGCAGACGTGAAGTTAAAGCGCACTCGCATCGCCAGGACGATGAACGTAACGTTAAATCTGAGTGGGTACCGTTATCGCCCTGGAATGTATGTGAAGGTGAATTTCCCGTCTATCGGTATCGTGAATGTTGAGATGCGGGTAACTGACTGGAAGTTCGGCGTTCAGAATGGCGTCCAACTGACACTGAAGCAGGAAACAGCAGATGTCTGGGGCGATGTCATCGGTAAACCGATCGAGCGACCACCGTTTACTCAGTTGCCATCAGGCGGCGTGGCGCAGCCGCAGAACCTGAAATACACCGTGGAGGAAATTGGTCAGGTCGTACAGGGGATTTTGTCATGGCAGAACATCGGACAGGTGGTCTACAACAAAGTGATCATTCGTCGCAATGGCCAGATGGTCATGTCCGTCCAGGTCCCCGGGACGTTCACGCGTCTTAACGGATTACCAAAAGATACCTATACCGCTCATGTTATTGCTGTTAACCAGATGGGGGCAGAATCGCCGGAAGGTTATCTGGAGTTCAGCATTGAAGCGCCTCCGCCGCCATCGCACGTCGATATTGAGCAGGGGTTCTTTGCAGTCACGATGATCCCCAGACTTGCGGCCATAACCAACGTTTCCACGCAGTTTGATTTCTGGACGTCAGGGGAGGCAAAACTCCCCGATACATCCACTTCAACTGTTGAGGGAAATGCCAGCAGAGAGGGAGTTGGTACCACATGGACCAGCAATCAGTTACAGGCAGGTCACACCTATTACTGGTACATCAGGACGATTAACGCTTTCGGTGCATCAGCATTCGTTGAAGTGCCGGCATTATGCTCGATGGATACCGGTGAATTGATGGATCTTATTGATGACGGCATCCAAAAATCTGATGCATTCCAGAATGTTAAAGATGGGGTCGATACCAACCTCGAAGGAATTATGGAAAATTCGCTGGCGAACCACGGTACTGTTGAGCACCAGTATCAGCAGTACGGTGAGGTACGTGCCGATATCCTGGTCGTGAAAACCACGGTAGCGACTGCTGAGCAGGGACTTGCTGACCTGTCCACATATGTTCAGGCGCAGATTGGCCCTGAAGGTAGCCTTACATCAGCCGTTAACCAGAAGATGACAGCTGAGGTAAATAGTGATGGGACTGCAAAAGCCTCTTACACACTCAATATGGGGATTGTCAGGAACGGTGTGAAATATAACACCGGATTCGGCATGTCTATCGAGCCATCGGGGAATAGCTATAAATCTACCGTTGTATTTGCCGCGGATCAGTTCGGCATTTATTCCGGTAATAACCCCGGCAACTGGCAGGCTGCATTCTTCGTCTATAACGGACAAGTATTTATTCGTAGCGCATTAATTCAGGAAGCATCAATCGATTTTGCGAAAATTACCGATTCACTTCAGTCTGCAAACTTTATCCCCGGTGGTGGTGGACGCGGATGGAATTTACCAAAATCTGGTAGCCCAGAATTCCATGGGAAACTCTATGCCGACAGCGGTGAATTTGCATTTAACGGAGTGAATAACGTTACTCGCATTGACGGCAATGGGATCACAGTAAATCTCTCAGGAGGTGGTCGTGTTGTTGTTGGCCGCTGGACATAAGGTGAAATATGCCGGAAGGAATACTGATAGATTATAACGATGGCCGTCCTGCGATGGCGATTACAGCGGGGCTCCGTGCCCCGTCATTCTGCACAAGTTTTGCTGGTTACGGTACGGGGGCAAACCAGTTTCAGGTTAATACTCCATTAACGTCAGGCTCCACAGTTTTTGTTTTACCGACACGTCCGGTTGACGTTCAGGAGTTCGCAGACAATCAGACATGGATAGTTTTACCGATATATATGACATCCGTTACAAGAAACGGAGACAACGGTGTGACTGTTAACGGTACAAACAGGGGAAACTACCAGCGAATACCAAACTGGGCAGGAACTGTATTTGAAATTCTCCCTGCTGCTACTTACAACGAAGGACTTCTCGTTTCCAACTCTACTGATTTCACTGCAATTTCGAATCAGGCAAGGTTAATGACATGTGCTTACGTTGGCACGGTGACAGTCAACGGCTCGATGGCGCTTCCCGTATCAGGAATACCATTCGGGAAGTGGGATAACAATAATGTGTCTGTAGGATTTGACGGAGCAAATATTATTGTAAGAGACATCAATTACTCAGGACGGGATGATGTTTCCGCATCTGTAACAATGGAACTGGTAATTTTCAATAATACCGCGCCTGTAGCCGGTGATGGAATTACCATGACTAATTCGGCTGGGCAGGTGACGTTTTCAACAGTGAAGCGGCCATTTGTGTATGACCAGCAACTAACGGTAACAGACAATAATCAATACATAGGTGATAAATATTGTCAGATTGTATTCACTGGCGCACAGTCAAGACGAGTTGATGGATATTTTAATATAAGAAAAAAGGGTGTGGTAATGTCAGGTGGAAACATCCGGTCAGCGTATAACCAGGTTGTTGGTAATTACAATGACAACAGATTTGATATGACATTTAATCAAAATATCAATATGCCAATTCTTGTCCTTCCGGATATGTATTGAGGAAATATTCATGTCAGCAGGAACCTTAACTCTTACCAATGACACCGATGCTGTTACTGGCAGCGGCACAGCGTTTACAACAGAACTTGCTGCCGGTGATTTTATTGTCGTAACTGTCGGCGGCATCCCTTATACACTCCCGGTTAAAACAGTAAATAACAATACATCACTGACGCTGGTTAGTGTTTACACAGGCCCGACACAATCCGGCGCTGCGTGGTCTGCCGTGCCTCGTGTTGCTTTGAACATGGTCACAGCTGCCTTGGTGGCTCAAAGCGCTGAGGCATTGCGAGGACTGAATTACGATAAGCAGAACTGGCAAAGCATTTTTAGTGGAACCGGTAACATAACAATCAAATTACCTGATGGTTCTGCGTGGAACGGCCCTTCGTGGAATAACATTAGTGAAACACTTAACCAAAAGGCTTCGAGTGGAGCTAATCGCGATATAACCAGTATAGCCGGATTAACCACACCATTAAGCCTGTATCAGGGAGGGACCGGGGGTAATACCCATCAGTCTGCATGCAATGGTATAGGGGCGCTTCAGGTAAACAGGAGTGTGCAAAATGCAGGTGATCCACATTTACCAACATGTTCTTTTTTTCTCGGTGATGGGCAGGAAGCCGGTGGTAATGGTAAACCATATCCATATTCAACTATTCTGAACGTTTCTGAATCAGGAAATACTGGTGAAAACGGTAATTATTCACAAGTTTCATTCCCGTCAATTCAGGAGTCTGCTCCGAGAATTCGTCAAAGATTTGGCGGAAGTTCTCCGCGGTTAACCAACTGGCGGGACTTTCTGATCAGAGACCTCAATACCTCAATAGACACAAATGGTTTTATAAAAATAGCGTCTCCGGTTGTTAAAATTTATGCAGACGGTAGTTTTGATGTAAACCATGAGTCGGAGGGAATAACAGTAACGCGGCTTGCCGTTGGGGAATATTTGATATCAGGGTGTCTGGGGATGAACTCTGATGCTGCATGGGGCGGTACTGACGGAGGATTTGATATCCCGCTTGATATAAACAAGCAACCCCGTATCTGGCTTGATTATGAGGTAAATACAGACGGTTCGATTCTTGTAAAAACATACCATCGTACACATCCGCAATCGCCAGAATTTGCCAGAAACGAGATTGATAATCTGACAAATGGAGATCCGATTGATATACCGTCAGACTCATTTGTTTCTGTGCGTGTTGAAATGCCTGCTGACAGCGTCTGGAATCAGAAAAAGGATGCCGCCAATATCGTTATGGTGGAAGCCAGGATGAAGGAAGAGCGAACTGATGGTAATAATGTGTAGCGATAATTTATGACGTGGGGCCGTCAACGCTGTACAGAAAATTTCCTGCCTTCAAATTGAAACTGGCTTAAATATGCGCACATGACAATACAGCCAAAAATTTACAAAACCCATAATTTGAATTGAGATAGAAGCTTACAAACGAAGCGATGAAGATTTAAACAGCCGTAGCGACTCCGGTATCTTGCGCGCATGTTCAAATGAAACAACTGTATATAAAAACAGTAATTGAGGTATGGATTATGGAATTTTTCAGACCTACAGAGTTGCGCGAGATTATTTCTCTGCCATTTTTCAGTTATTTAGTACCGTGTGGATTCCCCAGTCCCGCGGCGGACTACATTGAGCAGCGTATCGATCTTAATGAGTTACTCGTTTCTCATCCCAGCTCAACGTATTTTGTCAAAGCAACGGGTGATTCAATGATTGAAGCAGGCATCAGCGACGGTGACCTGCTGGTGGTGGATAGCTCACGAACTGCTGACCACGGCGACATTGTGATTGCGGCAATTGAAGGAGAGTTCACCGTGAAGCGGTTGCAGTTGCGTCCGACAGTTCAGCTAGTCCCCATGAACGGTGCCTATCGACCCATACCTGTCGGCAGTGAAGACACGCTCGACATATTCGGGGTAGTGACTTTTATCGTTAAAGCGGTGAGCTGAGTATGTTCGCACTTTGCGATGTTAATTCGTTTTACGCCAGTTGTGAAACTGTATTCAGACCAGATTTGAGAGGGCGTCCGGTTGTCGTACTGTCGAACAATGATGGTTGTGTGATTGCGCGCAGCACCGAGGCGAAGCAACTCGGTATCGCAATGGGTGAGCCATACTTCAAACAGAAAGAACGCTTCCAGCAATTTGGTGTTGTTTGCTTCAGCAGTAATTATGAGCTTTACGCTGATATGTCGAACCGGGTAATGACCACACTCGAGGAGATGTCGCCGCGGGTAGAAATTTACAGCATTGATGAGGCTTTTTGTGATCTGACTGGTGTACGAAACTGCCGGGATCTGACAGATTTTGGGCGCGAGATAAGAGCGACGGTCCTGAAGCGCACGCACCTGACAGTCGGTGTAGGCATTGCCCAGACGAAAACCCTTGCCAAGCTGGCTAACCATGCTGCGAAAAAGTGGCAGCGCCAGACCGGCGGGGTGGTTGACCTGTCGAACATTGACCGCCAGCGTCGGCTGCTGGCCCTGATACCCGTAGAGGATGTCTGGGGTGTCGGCAGGCGCATCAGTAAGAAGCTCAATGCCCTGGGCATCAAAACTGCTCTCGATCTCTCCGAACAAAGTACCTGGATCATCAGGAAACACTTCAATGTCGTGCTGGAGCGTACCGTGAGAGAGCTTCGCGGAGAGCCATGTCTGGAGCTTGAAGAGTTTGCGCCGGCAAAGCAGGAAATCGTTTGTAGCCGCTCCTTCGGCGAGCGGGTCACAGATTATGAGGATATGCGCCAGGCCATTTGTAACTACGCTGCGAGAGCGGCACAAAAACTCCGCGGCGAACACCAGTACTGCCGTTTCATTTCAACTTTTGTCAAAACATCCCCCTTTGCTCTGAACGAGCCATACTACGGGAACAGCGCTGCTATGAAGCTTCTCACCCCCACGCAGGATTCACGCGACATTATCAATGCTGCTGTGAAGTGCCTGGATAAAATCTGGCACGACGGCCATCGCTACCAGAAAGCGGGGGTGATGCTGGGTGACTTCTTCAGCCATGGCGTAGCGCAACTCAACCTTTTTGATGATAACGTGCCGCGTGCCGGTAGTGCGAAGCTGATGGAAGTACTGGACCATCTTAACGCAAAAGACGGGAAGGGGACGCTGTACTTCGCCGGGGAGGGCATTCAGCAACAGTGGGCTATGAAGAGAGAAATGCTTTCGCCTCGGTACACTACCAGGTACTCTGATCTACTGCTTGTCAAGTAG